ACTTGGATGGACTCGTTGAAAAGAAATTAATTGGTGGTTTCACAAACAATAGTACCACGGAGGATGTTCACTTTGAAATCTCAGGATACACTGGAAAAGATCTCCTCAAGGATCTCAAATTGCGCAAGACATTCCACGTGTCAAACATGCATCTCTTCCACCCCACAAAGGGTATCTACAAGTACTCGAGCCCCGAAGAGATTCTCAAAGACTTTGTGGAACTTCGTCTTGACCACTATGTGAAGAGAAAAGCACATCTCATCAAGGTTCTTGAGACACGCGCCACTATGTGTGGTTACAAGTCAAAGTTTGTGACAATGGTCATTGAAGGACAGATTGTAGTGTTCAAGCGTAAGAAAGATGATCTTGAAAGACAACTTTCTCAGATTTTCCCCAAGATTAACGGGACATACGACTATCTTCTCAATATTAAGACTGTTCAATACACGGAAGAATGTGTCAAGGAACTCTTGAAGGAATCCAAACAGGCGAGAGAAGATCTTGAAGTTATGAAAAATATAAGTCACGTTGACATGTGGAAAATGGATATTAAAAATATGTAAGCAATAGTAGGTATGGGTGAAGCTGCGAAAATTTCGCTCAAAGCTATTGGGAAGCAAGACACATACTTGCTTTCCGATGATCCAGAAGAATCCTTCTTTAAATATACCACTGACAAGATACATTCCGAATTTAGGAAGTATCATAGAAACAGAAATGTTGTAAAGCCGGGTAATGCTACACCAAATTGGCCTTTTAATCAAACACTAAAAGTTGAATATAATCCAAGAAACATGGGTGATTTGTTAAGCAATATGTATTTGAGTATAACTATGCCAGCAATAACAGATGGAAATTATGCGGATCAGATTGGTAGACACATTCTTAAAAGTGTGACAATGTATGTTGACGATATAGAAGTAGAAAAACTGTACGATGATTGGGGGATTATATATGATGAACTTTATTTAGAAATTTCTGAAAAAGTATCAAATAGATTTCTTTTAAACAGAAATCTAGGATTTGATGATTCGTCTACAAATTCAGATGTCGCGCGTTATGCGGCGGATGTCGTGATTCCACTTCAATTTTTCTTTTCTAGAAAGTTTGCAAGTGATGAATATTCTTCAAATAACCCCAATAGACCATATTTTCCAGTATGTTCTATATATCGTCAAAAAATAGAATTTGAATTTGAATTCCATCAACAGACATTTTTTACAGATACAACAGACACAATAACTTTATCATCATTTGATATTATAACAGAAGAAATAACTGTAAGTCCAGAAGAGAGAAATTTCATGTCTTCACAAAGACAAACATTAATAACAGATTTGGTAAAAAAACATCCAGTAATTGTGAGTGATCTTAACCGTGACATAATTAAAAATAACTTGGTTCCAGATATCCCAGTTAAATGTATTCATTGGTTTTTGAGAAATACTATATTTGAAAATGAAAGTGATGCAATTGGTAATCCAGTACCAGTTACAGATGGTGAACGTCTTTACCAAAATCGTTACAACTTTTCATCGGCTTTAGATTTTGCTGGTGAAAACACTTTCTTTTATCCAATTCTCTCGGAAGCAACATTTTTTATAAATGGTAATAAACTTCCTAATATAACTAAAACTGATCACTCGTATTATAAGTATCTCATCCCATTTCAAAAAAGGTTATCAAGACCTATTAGAAATATTTATACATATAGTTTCTCGTTAAATCCGATTAATGTGGAACCATCGGGAAACTTGGATTTTAGTCAAATACAATCTGAAAAAACTAATATTGAAATTAAATTGGATACTTCTATAATTGATATTACTAGCGAGACATATTCATTACATATGTATTATACAGGATATCAAACATTTGTATTTGAAAATGGATTCATGTCTACTGCTTACTAAAAAGTTTATTCTTATTAACGTTTATATAGTCAATAATGTTATTTTTAATACACCATTTGATGAAATTTAACTGTGCAAGTGTTGTTTGGATTTCATGAGATGTCCCAGGTATAACATATGGAAACTTTTGTGATCTACAAAACGGATCAAAAAGTTGTTTACTGTAGCCATTAAGGCTAGACTTATAAGCACAATGAACTGTGAATAATTTACCATCACCCGTTTCATATGAAGTGTGGTTCTTCTTCGCGTAGTTTGTGATAAACCATTCCAAATTTCGGAGAGAAATACCACTTGATTTGTCCAATATAGTTAGGAGTGTAGATCTATTCTTCTCATTGTCATAAAAGTTATTGATGGATGTTAGTAGAATATCGTTTTTGCTCATTACAATATTAGACCCCCAAATCTATAAGCCCGTTTGAAGAGTTGCAACCCGGGCAATCTCTAACAAACATGTGTTCGGGTCCATGATTGTGCATACTTGAGTTAGAAAATACTCTTTGACATATACGTTTTCCCTGTGAAATATGATGTTTACAATATCCATTTTCAAATGCCTTAAAACCACATCTTTGACCATTATTTTTTGTACCTTTACAAGTTGTAATTGTATAAGATTCGGGAATATCCTTTAAAAGTTGTTCCAACGGTATACCGTGTTTTTTTGAAATCTTCTCCGCGTATTCATTTACTACAATATTTATACGTTCTTCTATCTCTTCATCCATAAGCTTTATAACTTTTTCATACAGACTCATTCTTAGTAGTAATTTGCTCATAGTTTTTAAATAAGTCTTCAACAGATTCATCCTTTTTCATTCTAGCCTCCTTAAGGCGTAACCTCAGAATGGCAAGGGTTCCAGTTTCCTCTAAACCAAGACGCTTACATTCTACGATAAGATCATCCTTCTTCATAGAACTCAAAGCTAGTTCCTTCTTTGGTTTTGGTGGTTTGTGTTGATTGATGATTTCACCAAAAATCTCTTCCTTCACATTCTCGTACAGTGGATCCAAAAGATCACATACGGGGTTCAGGAATTTGTTAAGGAAATAATAGTGATAATCAACAGGTACGTCATGCTCCTCTACATATTTTGGATCTTCGGCCTTTTCGTACGCTTTGGCTTTGGCATTCTCGGTTTTTGTGAGAAGATAGGGAACTCTGTCACCAGATTGTGGCTCAGACCCGGGTTTTCTTTGGCGCATCTTCGTAACAACCTGAACATGAGATTGATTGATATTGACACTCTCAGAACTCGTCACAGACACATTTTTGCCAGCAACCTTGTAAGTATCCGAAAGAGATTGACTCAAAACCAATTTTTCATTGGGAACATCACCAGACAAAAGTTCAATAGCTCTTTCCTTGGCAAGTTCTTTGGGTGGTCCGGGGTCACTTGATGTTAGAACTACATCCAAGAGTTCCTTACAAACTTCTCTAACATGAGGTGTATTGTCTCGTCTCACAAGTTGAATACCCTTCACATCAATATAGTCCATATGCATTTTATCATCCTTACCTTTTGTCCAAAGCTTGGCTGCGTAACGCTTCTTACTATAGAGAAAATACGGCCAATAAACCTTTTCAAGTTCTAAATTGTTCGGCTTCTTGAAAAGGGCGCTACATTCCTCTGCAGCTCTCTCGCCAACTTCCCAACTGTAGGCGATAGCTTCTTCACCTTTGCGATCACCCACATCAAACTCAACCATTACGGAATCCGTATCGCCATACCTTACCTTTGAACCTGGGAAGTTCTTTTCAACATAGTTCTTTGTCTCTTCAATCATTGCACGACCCTTTGAAGTTGTGGTAGAAGCAATTGGAACACACGGAAGAATACCCTTGCCAGCACCAGTAAAACCGTAGACCGAGTTCATTGAGATTTTGTAGGCCAACTGCTTTCCATTATAGACCTCTTTCATAAAACCAGTGGCTGCTGCCATATCCCTTTTGGCTTGCTTACGGAACTGTTTCAATTCAAGAAGAATTGCTGGTAAAAGACTTGGTACATCTTGAGCAAACTTGTAAGTGCGATCGGCAATGTTGAAAGTTTCGTAGGTAATTCCCGGTACATTTCCATACTTTTTCTCATCCATAACATAGGAAGAGTAGCACAAGTTGTGTGCCATCATGATAGATGGATACAGTGACTCAAAATCAAGGGCTGTAATTGGTGTATAGTATGCACCCTTTTGCGCTTCAAGGACCGTGGCACCTTCATATGGTTCTTCGGGGATTGCACCGTAGCGAATGGTTGGAACCATGAAACCCAACTCCCTTGCTTTCTTTGTGAGTTGGGAGAATACCTTGATTTGCTGACCACGCTCCACAAGGAATGGAACTGGTACCCAAGTTGCCTTTGCCATCTCTACCAAGTTTAGCAGTGTACAGAGCTTCTTCATAAGTCTGTGGGGAAGTAGTGTATCCTTGATACAATACTCGGCAACTTCTCTCAGCTTTACGGGATCCTCCTCCTCGTATCTGACAAACATCTCCTTTGGTGGCATATCAATCTTTTGATCTCCGAGGTACAACTTAGATACATTATCAAGTTTGTAGCTATCAAGTTTATATCCCTTCTTGATTTCATGGAACAAATCAAAAATAAAACGACCAGGCATTGGAAGAAGTTTCAGAAGATTATCCCCAAGAGCACTTGAGGAAAGCTTCTTAATTGTGAGTTCAGACTCAGTGTCTTTGAGTTTGCCTAAATTAAAAAAGTCATAATGACATCTGTTGATTTGAGCGCGTTTGTATATGTATTCCATATCAAAACCAAAAATATTCCATCCGGTAATAATATCAACATCCTTTTTGTGGAGATACTTTTGGAAAGCTTCTAACATTTCTCTCTCCGTATCGTAAGTCAAAATGTTACATCCTTCCAGGTTTGAATCGGTCTTCTTGTAGCAAAGACATGTCTTATCGTATGGTTCATCAGAGCCAAAATTACACAAAGAGATTGCAATTTGGAAGCATGCGTCTCCGGGAATATTAGCATCGGGAAACTTACGACTTTTGCTATAACACTCAATATCTACAGAAGCCACAACAAATGGAGCAATGTCATCTCTCGCTACAGGTTTGAGTGTAGTCCAGTCATTAGAGAAGAGATCCATATCTACATTAGCCAGGTGAGAACGAATACATTTATCACCTGTATCAAGCCATCCAGTGGATTGAATGCCAGTGCGATGCATCAGGCGCAGAACAGGATCAAGGTTTGATTCATAAACTTTTACATTTCTCGCACCAAAAATATCAAAAAGTTCTGGGGTGTGGTTGAGAGGTTTTCTCAAAAATGAATCTACAAGTCTTCGGGCTTGAAGATGTTTAAAACTGATCTTCATGAATGGGAACTCTTGTTTGTTTTGAAAACCCCAAACATCTTTTGACTTCACAACCGTATAAGCTACCAAAGAATCCTTACACTGTTGGTCAAGGATATCATAAATTCTGCGAATCTTTGCAGTATTAATATTTTCTGGTAACTTTACAAAAAAATAAGGAGTAAATGCGGTAGTAAGACAGACAGATTTACCATCTTCAGTTTTACCAAAGATACTAATCAAGTGCTCATCTTCAGTATCTCTCGACTCCCAAGTTAGTGCTTGGAAGACCACCATTTTACTGTTGTGTGAACATCGTCCGAAAATTTTAATATACTTTATTAGTAAA